CTGCTTTTTTTGCTATATCTGCCGCACTTGCCGCGTTATTTGCTGTTGTTGCTGCTTTATTGGCTGCGTTTGCTGCGCTTGTGGCGTTGCTCGTAGCCGTATTCGCGTTACTTGTAGCTGTGTTGGCATTGTCTGTAGCTTTTTCGGTTGCTACCCTTGCTGCCTGTGCGCTGTCCCTTGCCTGTTCTGTTTCTATAATTAATTTTGTTAAGCTCGTGCTCTCGTCTGCGCTCTCTATATCGTCCGTATATACACTCTCTGCGATTTTAGTATAATATGTTGCGCTTACCAGTACGCTATAGCCGTTGTATAACTGTATTTCTGCAAAGCCTGTACCAGCTGCCGCTAACATCTGCTGCGTGTATGTTACTATTACTTTATTGTTGCTTATTGTGCAGTCATTTATTACCTTGTTGCCGTCTGGCTTATAGTATTTTACACGCGCTTTTACTCCGCTCGGTATTGAGTATATGGCGTTATTCTGTAGTAACGTTACCTCTACTTGTCGGCTGGATATTTCGCCCTGCTTGGCTATAATGTACTCAAACGGCGGCGCGCCGTCTATCGGTACTTTTATGCTTTGAATATTAACTATACTCATGTTGTCACTGCCTTTCCGTTCTAGTTCTCTGCGTTATCGGATAGTGCTGTTTTAATGCTCTCCTGCGCTAACTGCTCAAGTATATCTATAGCTTCCAACGCTGACTGGTCTATTACCACTCTATTTAGTTTCGCGTTTGAGCTTATAACTTTTCCCTCGTCATTAATAACGTCGTATGTTATAGCTATACGTTTAACGCTTCCGTCTGTTGCTGTTGCTATTGCCTTAATGTTAATCATGTTATTAATTCCTCACTTTCTTATTAATCTAATTGATAAAGTAATGTATTCATGTATGCTGATACATCATATATGTAGTCTGTATGCTCATTTTCCTGTGTGTGTGCTTCCAATCTTAAATTCTCATAATCTCTTTGTATGGTCTTGACTTCCCAAGCGAATTTTAAGTTTTTTGTTCCTTTTACAACAAAATACGATGGTGTGCGCTCTGATACATAGCAATCGCCAGGACCATATTTAGTAAGAAAAACATCATATTGATATTCTAAATCAATCGTTTGAGCAAATTTTTCTTCGATGAAAATTAAGCACTTTCCTGTTTCGTCTATCTGTGCGGCTCCGACATCTCCAAACATCGGGCTCGGTGTTTCATAGCAGCATAATAAGCGTTCCCCATAATCTTGTGTTCGCACAACTCTGTGTTTGCTTCCGGTGCAATATAATGCTGTTGCCGATATATTTGTATATTGTCCGCTACCTGGCGCTCCATCAAGACTGAGCATATGACTGTAAAGAGAACTTTCGCTACCATCTCCAGCCGATGAGCCTCTTAGGCTTATAGAGCCTATTTTGTTGTTGGTAATCGTGATCGTATTGGTTCCTTCATCATTGAAGCCATACACGTTGTTTCTATGTATCGTAAAGCCTTGTTTCTTTTTTGCATCGTAAACGCTAATGCTGGGCAAATTGCCTGTTTGGATTAAATTGATGTCGCCGCCATTGATTTTAACGTCGTTGCATGTTAGTTTTCCGTCTTCCGTCATCTCCGAGCTGTCGCTTTTCCATGATATTTTTTTTGCTTGGCACCTTATGGACTCTGCGCTTTGCTCTATTTGCGAACTAACGTCGCCAGCTGTTACTTTTGTTTCGATTTCCTTCGCGTTTATCTTTATGGACGCTTTTAGCTCTTTTTCTGCGTCCTGTGCTCTTTCAACCTCTGCCGTAATGTTGTCTGCGTTTACTGTAAGCTGCGCCTCTGCGTAATCTCGTAGCAGTCCCAGTACTTCCACGTCTTTAATTAATACTGTTGTACCCGATACTGTCGCGTAAAAGTATATATAGCCGTCGTAGTCGCTGCTTAGTTCTATATCGCGTTCAAATGTTGCCCAGTCGTCCGATTTAAGCTCCCCTGCTGCCGTTGTTGCCGTTGTCTTAAAACTACATTGTACGCGCGCTGTGTTTTCTTGCCCTGCTATGGTCGCCGCTTTATAACGTACTCTGTAAGTGCCTGCGGGCGTTTTCTTTGTGTTGCAGCGTATGTAGCTGCTATAATTTGCGCTTGCTTTTACTATTTTCGCGTATCTTCCAAGCGTTGTGCTGCTTTCTACTACATTGTTTGCCGAGCTTGCATACCAGGGTGCGCTTAAGTCGTCCGTAAAGTCTGCTGCGTAATTGTGCATAGCCGTTTCACTTATTTTCTTGCATAATAGCTTAAGTTCTTCGGCTGTCGTTTGTATCTTACTTAAGCTGTCCTCGTACGCTTTATTTGCGGCGTCGTCTGCGTGCTTTGTCACTGCGTTTCTGTATTCCACGTCTAGCGCCTCTGCGTATACTGTGCCTGCTCTAAGTATCGAGCCTGTGAGCTCGCCCGCTGTGATAAAGTCCGCTACTATTTGGCCGTCTGCAGTTATTGCTGTGGTAAATTTGCCGTTTACTCCTGTGCTGCTGTGTCCAAGCCCTGCAAGGTTCCAGCGCCAGACATTTTTAGCTTTGCTAAGCTCTGGCCGGTCTAGTATGTAGATCTCCTGCGGGTTTTTCTCTGGATAGAGCACCACATAGCCGCCGCTGTTTCCTGTTATAGCAGCCGTAACGTCTACTATTGTCTGCTCTATCTGTTTTTTGATCTGCTCGGCTCGTGTCCGGTTCCTTTTTATACTCTCTGTTATTTCCTGCTGCGTCGCTGTAAGCTGCTTAGTTAAGTTTGTACGCACGCTGCCTATTTCCATAGTGTCGTAACGTTCTTTTAAGCTGTCGTACTTTGCTTTTACTATTTTCGCCGTCGCTTCTATTTGCAGCTTGTCTATGCGTACTGTTACTGTATCGCATAGCGCGACGCTTTCCATAGCCTGTATATTTTTATAGTCCTTGGTTTTTTTGAGCTGCGCGTACGAAAGTGTAATATTAATATCTGGCTCGGTGCTTATTTTTTCTAAGTATGCCTCTGCTTTCGCTCTTAACATATCCTCGGTTATAATCGTGCCGCTTTCCCACTCGCTGCTAAAGTCCACTATCTCACAGCGCTTATATGCGTAGTTCGCTGCGCCTGCGTGTACTAGAGTCTTTTCTTTCAGACTTACGTATACCTCGTTTTCTGTGCCCTCTGGTGTGTACTTCGCGTATGGGAATATGGCCGTTGCTATATTTGATATATTACGCTCTTGCTTTGCGTCGGTTAAGTTCTTGCCGTATTCGATTGTTACGCCGTTATCTGTGCCTCTCGCTTTTAATAGTTCTATCCTGTAGTTATTAAAGTGATATTCGCCGCCCCACGTATCTAATATACTGCCCTCTACGCCGCCGAGTGCTTTACGCACGCTTACCACGTCCGCTATACTCGTGCTGTTTACTGTTGTAATGTTGCTTGTGGCCGTATATTTGTGTTTAAATACTGCTGCCGCAAGTAACCTATTAAGCGCTTGCTCTGCGTTTACCCCACTTACGCTAAACCGTTCTACAGGATTGCCCGTAAGCTCGTAGCTTATGTGCTCGGCGTTCCACGTCGTATTACTGCCTATCTGTTTGCCGCTTTTGTATATTCTAAAAAGCTGCGGCTCGTCCGTGTCATTCGCCTTTGCTTTAATAATAGCGTCCTCTGCTATATATTCCGCTAAGTGTCCTTTTGCTGGGTATACAAGTGTCAACTCATATGCCCCGTTTCTCTCTTCTGTTACTGTGCAGCTTACCGCATCTGTAAGTAAGCCTATGCCGTTTGTTGTAAAGTCCGTCTCGCTGGCAGCGTATAAAATCGGTATCATAGCTTGCACCAGCGCGGTACTATTTCGATTTTTGTTACATTACCCGCCCAGCTTATGTTATTGTCTCCTGCTGCCAGCTTAGGAAACGCCCCTACAAGCATTTTATTATTCTGTAATGTATCGCCCTTGTACGCGTTCATATTCTCGCTATCTACCTCTATATATCCGTCTATATTTTTAAAGCCGTGCGCGCGATTGTTTATATAGAGCGTTACGTTACCGCTGCCGTATATTTTCATATATGGCGTTGCTGTAAAGCCCTCTGGGTTTATTATCGTGGCTGCTTTTGTTATCGTTATTGTTTCGTCTCCCTTTAGTGCTCTTTTGTACGCCTTGCATCTAAATTGTATTTCTATTTGTCCTAGTAAGCGCTTAGCAAGCTCTGACACGCTCGCCCCGCTGCTTACGTATGCAAGTGTGTAATAGTCTCTGTCGTAAGTGTCATAGAGTTTTTTATACTCTATGCCGCTGCCGTAGAGCCAAGCGTAAAGCCTGCGGGCGTGTTCCTCTAAATCCAGCTTAAAGGCGTCTATATCCACGCAGCATACGTATTTTCGCACATAGTCGTTAAATTGCTGGTTGTCCAGTTCGTCTATGCGATTGTCTACTACAAAATTGCCGCGCGCTGGTACGTTTATAGTTTCTATTACAGGCTCGGCGGCGTTGTCCGCGCCGCTCTGCTCTATAATAAAAAGTCCCATATCGAGAGAATTAACGCCGTTATATGTAAAGCTATTAGCCGCATTGTAATAATTACTAAGCATATACCCTGTCGTCCCTCTCTTTCATTTCTTCGGCTGTCTCTAGCATTTCCTCTGTAAGTTCTCTTATGTCTGTATCTCTGTTGTTTTCAAAATGCTCTATGTTTACGTTGATCTTGTTTGTAATTTGCTGTGGTCTGCCGCCTTTTGCGGTGTTTATAGCTGTGTTTCTTGCTGTATTTGTTAGTGGTGTTACTACAGCTTTGCCGTTTACCATTTGCACGAGCTCCGGTCCTGCCTCTGCTACCATAGCGCCGCCGTTTCCGATAATACCGCCGTGTGCAAGCCTTGGTAGGCTTAATTTGCTTATTTTGCTAATGCTTACCCCTGGTATTTTGTTTATGAGCTTGATAGCTCCATTGATAAGCCCTATAGCTCCGTTTATGGTGTTTTCTATAATTCTAATTACGCCATTAATGCCAGCTTTAATACTGCCACTTATCGCGTTTGCTATTGATGTACCTAAATTTGTAAAAGTGTTTTTTATCGAACTCCATAGCCCGCTAAAAAATGATGTAAAATTAGAGAATACACCTTTTACCGCGTTCCAAGCTGCTCCGAAAGTGTCCCTAAAGAACGAACCAACCGCCGAAAAGATACGCTTTACGCTGTTCCATAAGACACTAAAGAAATTTGCAAAGCCTGCAAATATGCTTTTAATGCCGTCCCAAGCGCCTTTAAAGTCTCCCGTAAGTACATCTTTTACGACGCTAAATACTGTCTTTATCGCGTTCCATACTGCAGCAAAGTAAGCCGCTACGACGTCCCAGACTGCTTTAATAATTTCCCACGCGTTGCGAAAAAATGAGCCCAGCACTTCGCCTACAGCCGAGAATACTACTTTTATGTTTTCCCAGATGAGCGTAAAGTAAAGTACCGCTACGTCCCATACGCCTTTAATATATTCCCATGCTACCGAGAAAAAACCGCCCAGCACTTCGCCTACTACCGAGAATATAACTTTTATATTCTCCCATAGCATAGAAAAATACGGCTCTACTAAGTCCCAGACTGCTTTAATGATTTCCCAGCAATCGCTAAATATCTGGGCTATATCTGCGCCCAACTGCTGCAAAAAGGCAAACGCCGCTTGCAAGTATGGCTCTATAAATCCCCATATCTCTTGTATCTTATCCCAGATCACGCCTATAACGCCCTTTATTACCTCGACAGCGCCGCCTATAAACTCTTTTACGTTCTCAAAAATTTCGTTTACTGCGTCTCTGAACCATTCGCACTTGTTATATAGCGTTATAAATATTGCTATTAGCGCCGCTATCGCTGCTATGACTAATATAATAGGGTTCGCCGCAAGCACGCCGTTTACCGCTACTATTGCAGTCTGTAGAGTCTTAATTACGTTTATCATAGTTGATATAACGCCCGCTACTTTGCTTATGATTAGCAGCGCGGGGGCTATTGCTGCAACTATCATTACTATTGTCGCTATCATTTCTTTTTGATTGTCGGTTAGTCCTCTAAACCATTCTGTAGCGCTCTGTACTGTGCTTGTTACTTTTTCTATTGCTGGCTGTAATGCCGATAAAGCAGTACCCGCTAAGTCGCTGCCTGCAAGTTTCAAGTTGTTAAGCATTACTTTGGCATTGTCCCACGGATCTAAAGTACTCTCGTATGTATCTTGTACTGTAGTGCCGTAGTCCTCGAGCGAGCCGCCTAGGTCGTCTACGCTTAGCTTGCCCTCTCTTATAGCCTGCGCCATTTCCGCAAAGCCCTTAGAGCCAAAAGTTTCCTGCGCGATACTTAACGCCTCTGTCTCGGTACTTGCGTTTTTAATGCTGTCTATTGTCTTTTGTAGTGCTTGGTCTGTGCTTAAGCCCTCTGCTGTATAATTCTTTACAGCTTTCTTTAAGCCTGCCATAGCTGTAGTAGCGTCTACGCCGTTATTTTCAAACATAGCAAGCAATTTTACGCTTTCTGTAATGCCTAGCCCCATTTCTTTTAAGGTGCTGCCATTCTTCATTAACGAGTTCTCTAAGGTGTCCATAGATAGCCCCGTGTCCTGCCCTACTTTTGTAAGTAGTCCTAATACGTTGCCCGCCTGTCCTGCGTCTACGTTGAATTTATTTAATATTGTGTCTACATTGTCAATACTGCTATTTAAGTCTGTTCCGTTTATCTCTGCAAATTCGATAAACTGCTTTGATAAGCTCTCTAACTTGTCGCCTGTAAGCTGGAAACGTGTATTAACCTCTCCTATTGCTGTGCCTGCCGTCTCCGCGTCTGTCGGTATATCCTTAAAAATGTTGTTCATGCGCTTATTGAGGTCGTCTAACACCTCGCCTGTAGCGCCTGTTTTGGTTATAATTATGTCGTAGCCGTCGTCTAAGTTCATAGCAGCCGCTACGGCTCCTGTGCCTACTGCTGCCGCTGCCGCCGATAAAGGCGCCATAGTCTTAGCCGCTTTGCCTGCTTTATCCTCTACTGTGTCAAATGCTTTTGCTGCTGTATCAATCTTGCTTACGCTCTTTGCTGTCTCTTCGGCTGCCTTTCCTGTGTTCTCAAACTCTTTATTACTTTCCTCTGCCTGTTTTTCCAAGTCGCCGAGTTTAATCTCTGTAGAGGCTATCTCTCTTTGTAGTGCTCTGTATTGTTCCTCTGATACTTCGCCGTTTTCAAATTGTTCTTGTACCTGTTTTTCTGCCTCTTTTAAGGTGTCTAACTTCTCTTTTGTACTTCCTATAGCCTCTTTTAATATCTTCTGTTTTTGGGCTAATAATTCCGTATTCGTCGGATCTAGTTTAAGCAGCTTGTCTACTTCGCGTAGCTCTTTCTGTAAAGAGCTGCACGAACTATTAACGCCAGAAAGTGCCTTAGATAGCTTAGTGGTGTCGCCGCCTATTTCGATTGTAATACCTTTAATACTGCCTGCCACTTGTTACGCTCCTTTCTGGCTCTTAATCTTTTCTCGTATCTTTTTGCGGTCTGGCTTGGTCTGCGTCATTCTGTAGCAGTCCTCTAAATACTTTCTGCCATTTTCTGTTTGGCTAAGCGTATATATATAGCTTTCTCGCATAAAGTATAAATATAGGTCTATCGGCATTTCCTGTACGTCGAATATGCTTATATTTAAGTAGTCTATAACTAATTTCTCTGCTCGTGTGTCTGCGGTGTATGTATACTCTGCCGCCTCTACCTGCCCGTTCGGGTAGTGCGGCAATTTTAGTTTGGGTTATTCTTAATACTGTTTACAAAATAGGCATAGTCGTTAATGTACGTTACAATTTCCTCTATGTCGTACTCTTCCTGCTCTAAGTACTCCGTTGTAATAAGCTCTTTGCCTCTGTTGTTGCTTAAGATTTCCGCTAATAGCTCGAGCATTTCGTCGTATACTTCTCCGCTCTTAGCCTCGTCTGTGTCAATGTCGTTGATAATCTGCATTTTTTCAAAAGTGCGCTTTTTAGGCATTTCTACTACAAGAGTTTTGCCGTCCTTTAACTTGGTAGGGTAAAAGCTGCGCTTTAATTTTCCAAAATCAAAACTTTTATTTGCCATGTTTCTAACCTCTTTTCTATCGCGGCTGCTTTTGCGCAGCCGCTTTGATCTCTTATACGTTCTGTACTATTTCCTCGTCGAAAATTATAAGCGTGCCCTCTTTGTCCATTGGGTAAGCCGTAAATGTCGGCTCTAGCGTTGTCTCTGCGTCTGTTGCAAATGTGAAGCTAAAGCCCGCCTCATTCTTTCCGACGATTGTTACTCTAATATCGCCGTCCTCGTCGTCCTCGTGTAAAAACCTAATTAAGTACTTGTCGCTTTTCTGGTTCTTTAAGCCGCCAATTTTTACAGTACGCTTTTTTGCTGACGTTGTAACTCTTGCTGTTGCGCATAACTTTTCTAATGTTGTGGCACACCAAGTAAGTAACCCCGCCTTAAGTGTCGCCTCTTCTTTTGTTACTTTAGTTTTCTGCACTACGCCTAAATCGTCTTTAGCTGTATAGCTCTCTGCTGTATACTCTAACGACGCGCCGCCTTTAATGTGCGCAAGCTGGTTATCCTCTGTCTCTATTGTCGCGTCGTCTGGGATTTCTCCCGTAAATTTAATGCAGTAAAGTTTACCGCTGCCGAGTGTTATTCTCTCGCTATCCATATTGTTACTGTCCTCTCTTTCTTATTTTTTCGTATATGGTAAATTCGTATGCCGTCTGCACCATATCTTCACTTTGTATTGTCTCTTGGAATTTGTTAAAGCCTACGTCGTATAATACCTTTTGCTCTACCTCTTTTTCTAAGCTGCTGTCTGCTGTTTTGTCTGTGTAAAGCTCTATAGCCGCCTGTATCGCCCTAACTCCTACTGCGCCGTCGTCGCTTTTGCTTACGTTGTCCTGCGGTGTTATGTATACCAGATACGGCAGCTCGGGTAGTGGTGTCTCTTTTGTCTCTCTGAACTCGTCCTTTGCCAAGGGTAGCCCCAGCGCGCGGGCGCGTTCTATAATTGTCTCTAATCTCATTTGCTCGCTGCTGCCTCTATCCTTTCCTGTAGCGCCTCTATAGCTGCCTGCTCTACAGGTGCTATATGCTGTATAGCTCTAACTCTGCCGCCGTTCCTGCTTGCGTGTCCATATTCCAGCAAGTGGGTTAGCTGGTAGTCTGTCTCGTTATATACAGTATTCCGCTTTGTTCTCTTGTCTGCATATGATTGTTTTTTACGCCAGCCCTTGCGGTAGCTGCCTGTAAGTTTTGGGCTGCTCTTCTTAAGAGAGTCTACAGCCTCTTTTGCTACTTCGTCGGTTATTCGCTTTGTTGCGTCTGCTATTTCTTGATCGTATTCTGCCAGTGCTTCGGCTATAGCTGCGCCTGCTGTGTTTATGTTCTCGTTGCTCAACGCTTGCCCGCCCTCTTTTCTGCGTACAGCTCTAACTTTTCCTCGTTTGGCTTTTTATAAGTCCTGTAAATAGTTAATCGCTGCCCGTTGTACTCTAACTCTGTCTGGTCGTTGTATTCATGCGCCCATACAGTAAATTTATAGCTTGGCTTAATATCCTTAACGCCTGCTGTTGCGTATTCGCTCTGGGTTATGCTGTCTACCTCGCAGCATATAGTTACTCTCTCTGTTTCTGTTGCGTTTAGCTGCGTTTTTAAGGTTATTTCTCCATACATTATTTACCCTCGCTTTCTTTCTCGTTATACTCGCCAGATAGCGCTAAAGACATTTTAAGAGCGTCGTAGCTCTGCCTGTATTTGTCTGCAAGGTTGTTGTAGTTGAAGTCTGCTTTTGTAAAGAGCTGTGCAGCTCTAATAATAAGCGCGTCGTTGTCGTCTATCTTTTCCACGCCTGCAAGCTGCAAGTCTTTAAAGCAAGCTTCTATGCAGCCGCTTATATCGTCCTCAATGATAGCCGAGGCGGTAGACATACGCATACTGTCTTTAATTGCTTTTATTAGTGCTGTCCTCATAGCTGCCCCCCTACTCTGCTGCTTTTGCTACGCCTGCCTCTATAAGCTGTGCTGCGCGTTCTTTTGTTACCTCGAGCGTGTCGCCCGCGTGCTGTGTAATATCGCGCTGCAAGTCTTTGTATGTCTCTGTTACAGTAACCTTTACTGTTGTGTCCGTTTCGGACACGTTAGCGCCTGCTGCCTGCTGCTCGTTTGCTGTCGGTGTGTTCGCTGCTGTCTGCTGCTCGTCGTCCTCGTCTGGTACGTCTACCTCTACTGCCGCGATACGTTCTACAAGCTCTGCTTTTTTCCCGTCTGGACTTAACCCCATACCTTTAGCAAGCTCCCTAAGTTCGTCTACCTTGTACTCTTTCTCCAGCTGCGTTTTATCAAAATGCGTTTTCATTGTTTCGCCTTTCTTTAGCAGGCAGCTTTACGCCGCCCGCTTATAAATTAGACTGCCTGTACTTTCTTGAGTGGTACGTAGCTGCCTGTGTCTACTACCTTGCCGTCCGCTAACATGATGCCCTTTGTTACCATATCGTCGTTCTCATTATCCTCATACTTCTTAACGCCCATAGCGTAATTAGTATTAAGCACATAGTCTTTAAAGTTAAACAAAAAGCCTACAATAGAGTTGTTCTCTGCGTTGGCAAAACTTGGTAAGTAATCGCATACGTTTACTGGTCTGCCTAAGAGTGTATACTCTGGCTTTCCTGCAAGCCCATAGTTAATACGGCCAATAGGCTGCCCGTTGCTGTCAGTTAAGCCGTAGTAGCTCATATATGTCTTTTTAGACATGCACCATTCGGCGCCCTTTTCGTAAGCAACCGGTAAGTTGCCCTCTGCTGTAATAAGATCTGCGTACGCTGGCTTTGATGTTTCCACCGTCTGCCCCTCGTCGGCTGTTTCTGCTGTAATTCCTTTCGGCTGTCCTGTGCCAGTACCGCTAATAATAGCCTGCTCGAGTGCTTTTGTCATAGCCTCAACAATGTTATTAATTAACAGGTTCTCAAACGCTGTAATAGCCATTGTATCTACTTCGAGCGATACAGCTACGGCGCAGCGCAGCTTGTGATATGCAAACGTTACAGTACCGCTTGTGTCCTGTTTCTGCTTGTCGCTGCCCTTTCCCTGTGCTGTCCAAGTTGCAACCGGCTTAACTGTTGACTTAGGAATAGTTACGCCGCCCTTGTATGCTGTACGTGTTACCTTTGCCAGAATATTACCCACGCTTTCGAGCTTTGTAATGATCTGGTTTAATACGTTTGTTGGAATAACTGCGCCTACGTCTGTTGTCTGGCTTACTGCGTCCTGTCTGTACTCTTTAGGGATTGCTACACCCCTTGTGACGTACTCCATAAACGCTTTGCGGTACTCCATTGTTTCGTACTTGTTTACTGCTGTACGCTGCTCTGCTCCGCTGCCGTCTGCTGGTGCGATATTTCTAAGTACTGTAGGCGCTGTTGGGTTTCCGTTTGTGCCCGTTACTTCTCCTGCTGCGATAGCTGCAAGTAAACTTGTACGCTGCTCCCGCTGCTGGATAATTGCCGTTCTTTCTTCCTGCAGGTTGTTTACTTCTTCCTCGTAATTTGCCAGCTCTTCGGCTGTGAGCTGTGCGCCTCTTTCCTCTACGTCTTTCTTGATAGCTGCGAGTCTTAATTCGATCTCTTTTAGTCTCATTGTCTTTTTTCCTTTCTTTGTTTTAAATTGTTGCTAAAATTCTTAACATGGCTGCACGCTTTTCTAACGTCTCCCGCTGCTCTGCTTCGCGTCTCCCGCTTGCGTAGCTGCGTGCCGCTATACTGGTCCCGTCGTTGGCTGGTGTGCTCACCGCGCTAACGTCGTACACCTTTTTGATTTTTAAAATAGTGCGGGTATGCGTCACTCTGTCGTAGCTATCCTCTGCGACTGTAAACGCCCATGACATTTTTGTTATCATTCCCGCGCTAATATCCTCATACAGTCCCCTTGCTAATTCTGTTTTGCTAAGGTCGGCTGCAATAAGAAGCCCCTTTGTGTCCGCTGTTAATTTAAGCGTATTATTACTATTACGGGCGTACACTCTGCCCGTGTGGTCGTATTGCATAATTACGTCGCTTAGGTCTGCGCCGTCTAGTGCATGCCTGTCTATTTTTTCGTAGTATTTGTCGCCGTCCTCGAACTCGTAGAGCACGTACGGCGTATCGAATGTTGTAGCATAACCCTCTACGTAAAAATCACTGTTAAACTGTTTTACGGCGGCTGCTGCCGATAAAGGCGCCGCTACGTTTCTGTATTCTCTTTCTTTTACTACTGGCATATGCTTACTCTTCTCCTTTCTCGCCTGTCTGCTGCCCGTCGCCTGTTTGCTGCGGCTGCGGCTCTGGCCCTTGTCCTGCTGTCGGCTCTGTTTGCTGTGGCTGCTGTGTTATAATTACCGGCTGCGGTTCTTTGTTGTGCTTGTCCAGCTCGCTAACCTCTGTGTATTCTTTTCGTATGTAGTACTTGTCGCCGTCGTCGACGTGCGCCATATTCCATATGTCCATAACCCCGTTACGATTAAGTAAGCCTCTGTCGAATAGCTGCGTACTTACCTGTAGCTTTGTGTTGTTGCTGGCGTACTGTAGTCTGTTTGCACTAAATGTAATAGCGTTACCGCGTGCAAGTTTTTGTGGTGTAAGTGACATATTTGACATTACAAGTGATAACTGTATAGCGAATGGCTCTATTTTTCCCTCATAGTAAGCGTTCCAAGTGTCCTCGTTGAATTTGTTTTGTAATATGTCCATATTGGTGCCAAAATGCGTACATACATTTTCTTGGATCTGCTGCATCTGCAGCGCGTTCGGCGTATATGGTTTGCTTTCTACTGGCTTAACGTCGCTAAACTTGTTATCGTATATTATCATTCCGCTTTGGTTGTCGCTGCTTAAGTTGTCCTGCGTAAATCTGTCGCGCTCTTTTTTAATATCCTCTGGCTTAAGCATATTTGCCACTTTTGCCAGAAAACGTATATTTGCCGAGTTCTTTACGGCGTTAATAATACCCTCGTTGCTCGTCTGTATGAGCTGCATAGTTGGCTTCATTGTCTTGTTATCTTCGCCGAAAATGTCGTCTTTATATTGGTGTGTCGTCAATATTCCGACGCGCTCAAACTCAATAGCCGCGCGCTCCCCGTTTGCAAACGTATAGCGCAAAAAAACTTGCTTTTGATATTCTATTATTTCGCAATTCTGCGGCAGTAGTGGGTACCAGCCCGCAAGCTGTCCGTATTCGTCCTCTATCGGTATAATAAAAGCTGTATGCTCACACTCTAGTATTGTCGCGACTCGCGCTATAAACTTTGTTGTGTCCATAAACGCGTTAGGCTTAAACTGTAGCGTGCGCTCTAAGTTCTTTAGCGCGCTGCCCTCTATCTCTGGCTTTAGTTTGCTACAATGCGTAGCAAAGCTATTAATTGCCGTGCGGGTTAAATCCATTTCATATACGCCG